CTGCCATCGCCATTTTTGTTGGGATCAATCAGTGCCTGTACCGCTTGGATTACTTCACTGCCGGCAGGCTCCATATTGGGGTCCACAAGACAGACTTCCACGGTATTCGCGCCCAATGCCTGGGGGAAAATCCGAACCCGGCCCACACCGGGCACCGACATGGCCCAGGCGATGTAGGCCTGCTGGTTGCTGCCGTTGTTTGGATTTTGCAGGTCATTGTAATAACGGGCCCGGAACTCCTCATCGCTCTCCGCGTCATAGCCCCCTGTGGCGGCTTCGTCGTTGGTCACCGCGCCAATGCCTGCAATGGTGACCGGCATATAGGTGATCGTGTTGGGCCCCACATTGCCAGATTCTCCACCGACATAGGCGCGTACAGAAAAGGTGTCCCCCGCCGTGTATGTCCCATCCTGGATGGCATAAAACTCTACGCCGGACGCCGTGGAGAACAGGTTCCCCGCCTGGATGTCTCCACCGCCGGTGACCACCCGCAGGGTGGCTGTGGCATAGGTGGCGTATTTTCGGGA